CTGATTTGGCAATTAACGATCGGCCCGAGCTTGAGAATTATATCGTTGCGGTTGTGTTGGCGATGGCTGAGGTAAAGCGGATTGATACGCTCATTACGAAATGTGAAAAGCCGAAAACACAACAAGAACGCACGCGGCTTGAGGGTTTGGTTGCTCAAATCGAATACTTTGAAACCAAGTTGGCAGCGGCCAAAATGGTACTTGCTGAATCGGGCGGGAGAGTGGCCGAAAAGTACGTTGATCATAGGCGGCAAAGGCGGGGAGCGTTTGAGCAACTTGAGCAAGTCAAAAAGTGGGCCGAGCAAGAGTTTGGAAAAGCAAACGTAAATTTGAGCGATCTTTTGCCCTCAATTTCGGACTATTTGAAGTTGCAAGAGTGAGCCCGCAAGTTGATTGACTTGGCCTAAAACCGGGTTAGAATGAAGCAACTCGATTGCACGAAACTATAACCATAACACGGGTACCCCGGAACCGAGTGAACCCGGTTTCACAAGGGTATTAAATTAAATAACAGTAGAAAAAAAATGGCATTTTTTGAATTAAATGATTGGCCTTGGTTGGTTGAGTTTGTCTTTGGGCTTTTCTTGTTGGGGGGCGTTACGCAAATCGTTAAAGTCATCGCGTTCGCGTGGATCGAAACGGTGAGAATTCAGTACGGTTTCGGTATTGACGCGGAGCCTAAAACCAAGGAAGATACCGAGGAAACCGTAATTGAGGAAGTTGAGAGGCAAGAGGCCGACGAATTGGGGGGATACGCGGAACGGGTGGCGAATGACGATGAGGATTATCCCGAACACGTTGAGGAATAACGTAACCGGGTTTATACGCAAGGAAGGATAGAAAGAAAATGTTGGTTTTATCGCGGAAAAAGAACGAAAGTGTTGTAATCGGCAACGACATTACGATTTACGTTGTTGAAATCCGAGGCGACAAGGTGAGGCTCGGGATTGATGCCCCTAAATCGGTATCGGTGCATCGGCTGGAAGTCTACGAAGCAATACAGCGAGATGGGCAGAAAAAGAAAGCCCTCAATGTTCAAGGCATCGAGAGCGGGCGTACGCGGGCGGGTGCGGTAACAACTGATGAGGCGATGGAACGTTAAACGATAACCCCTTTTTGATCTTTTGGAGCGTTGACCCATGAATGTAAAAGAGCAATTGGCAAACTTGGGAAAAGTCGAGACGAAAGCCGAGAAGAAAGCAAAAATCGCCAAAGCCAAGGCAGCCAAAGTAGCCAAAGCAGAAGCCATGAAAGCCCCGGTAGTGGCCCCCACGCTTCCTGAGAACGCGACGGCCCCGGCAGCCGACGCGAAACCGGCCGCGAAGCCCGAGGCCGTTAAATCGGCTATCGTGCAACCTTCAAAAGAAGCGGTTGAAGCGTATACGGGTCTTGAAACTCAACCTCTAAAACCCGAGCCGCTTAACCTCGCGGCCCAAGGAAGGCATCCCGACCGGCAAAAGAATTTGGCAACCCGAGAACGCCGAGGAAATCAACACCAAAATCCGGGCGGTTGATTCTATGGTTGCCGTTGAATCCGGGCGGGTTTGTGATACACTAGACGAATGCACCTTTTAACCTTTTCACTTTAACGAAGTATGGAGTATGTAAATGAGCGGAACAACCCAAACCATTGAACAACCCGCAAATGTTCCCGAGAACTTGGCCCTGGTTCAAGCCCCGGTAAGTGGGCTCCCTTCGCGGGATTCCGTTGAGTCACGTATTGCAAACCTTGAGCGAATTCGCGACGAAAAGTTAAAGCAGGCCGACGCGAAAGCCAAGGAATTGAAATTGAAAATTGATGCCGAGGCACGCGAGGCCGTTAAGGCCGAGAAAAAGAAAGTCGATGAGGCCAGAAACGCCGAGAAAAAAGCGGCTCGTGGTGCTTTTAAGGCGGCCTCAAGCTCTTGGAAAAAGGTACTGAAATCCTTGGAAGCCGACGAAATTGCAGCGGCTCCCGAGGCCCCGGCAACCCCCGAAACCGTTACGCCCTAGCGGTCTTATCCTCCAATCCGAGACCGTGCGGGCGGCTGGAAGCAACGGCCGGGGTACGTCCCGGCTGTTGTTTTTTATTGGTCCCAACTCAAAAAGGATTTTATTATGCCTCATGGCGATCCGACACAAATTGCGAACATTGCGTACAAAGGTTTCGGGCTCTTTCATATTCTCGATACGCCCGAGAAAAAAGCGTTGATGAACGCCAACATTGAGAAAATGGCGGATTTGTTTGAGGCCCTCGGCATTTCGCAAAGCGGGGCCGTTTTGGTTGGGGCCGCCAGTAACGACGCCTCGGTAAACCAAGCCAAAACATTTATCAACCACAAGGGCGAGTTGATCTTTCAAACCGACAAAAAGAACACGGGCCAAGTTGCCGGAAATTTCAACGGTGGAGGCACGGGCAACAAACCCATCGCGTTACTGCCCGGCTTTGAGGGCGTGTCAATGGCAAATTTCCCCGTGATTGGTGGAAACGTTGAGTTGCGTACGACCGATGATGCCGACGAAAAGAAACTTGGCGTTTCCTACAATGGCATTATCGACCTTGCGGGCGACGGAAACGGCCCATTTGTGGTTATGGTAATCACAAACACGCTATCGGCGGGCGGTGGGGATGCCCCCAATGGGGAAAGTGGGGCCTCGGCGAGTATCCACGATTTCGATATTAACCAGTATTCCGATGACGGCTCGGCCCCCGGAATGAAAAACGAATTCTTCATTGTTCTCAATCTACCCGGTACGGGAACGGGCAACGCTTCCCCCGGTGGAAATCCGAGTTGGCCCGGCAACCCCATTAACCTTGATATCTTGCTTAACGGCGGCACAATGCCCGTTACGGGTAGGACGTTTGACCCGGCGTACCCGAACGCAAAGTTGGTTGCGTGCAATACCGAAGATTTGTTGGCCGATGATGGGGGACACCCGGCCGGGCGTTTGCTCGCGGGCTTAATGGCACAAGCCGGGGATTCCGCCAATTCGTTGCGATCGGTAACGGCCCTCACCCAATTGACGCTAAACGGTATAAGTGCCTTGCCGACTTAACCGTAAAAACTCACTCACTAGGCGTTAGGAAGGCCGGGCCCGGTTGGTTACAATCGGGCTCGGCTTTTTTACGTCCTTCTGTGGAGAAAGTGTGGACAGTCAATCCGGTTACCAAGCAGATTCGTCGTTTTACGTTTTCCCGAGTGGTGGACGACGATGGCATTTATGGGATGGCAAAGGTTGCGGCAGTAAATGCGGGGTGGCGGTTCTTAGTAACGTTGCTTGGAAGTGGGATAAAATACCGGTAATCCTCCAGTGCAAACGATGTCTAAAAACGAGAGATGAAAAATGAGTGAATCTTATAGATTTGTACGAGCAATCGTCGATTGTGGTGACCTACGGTGGGAATATCAGATTGATGTTGACGGAGCACCACAAGGCGGCATGGCTCACGATGAGGATGTGTCGGATTGGACTGAGGACGACATAAGGTCATGTACGCGGTCGATGTTGGATTGCCCGGATGACCAAGAGATTGAGATCGTTTACGCATAGCGGGAGATAATAAAAAGTGGGCGTTTTCAATGATCCCAAAGTTTTGGACGCAAACAGGCGACTTGAGGAAAAGTTAACCGAGTGGGGCGGAAAGCTAAAACTCGGGTTTAACCAAACGGCGGCCGGTGATCCCTTACCCAATCCCGTTTCGTTGACAAACCTTTTTGCGAAGTTACAAACCGATTTGTTGGATATGCGACGGGAACAAATCGTTTTGGGGGCAGCCGTGCGGCTAATGATTGAGGGCCTCGCGGGCAAGGATGCCGATGGAACGTTTGCAGCCGGAATGGCCGAGGCGATGGTTACCGACATTGATAGGCAACTTGCCAAACTTCAAGAATTGATTGTTGAGCAAAAGCAACAGGCGATGAAACCCAAAATCAAGTTACCCCCCGGTTTTTCAGGTAGGAATTGATGAGCATTCTAATAACCGGCTCGGGCGAACTCACCCAGGAGATCGTTAAGGCTCTTGACGGCCAAGAGATTTACCGGATACATCCTAAGGCCGAGAGCCCCGAGCAACTCGCCGAGCTAGGCAAATATTGGCTCGATTATGATTTGCAAGAGCCTCAACACGTTGTTTTGGCCGTGCAAGATTTGGTAGGCGTAACCCTCTCGGCGGTGATTCATGCCGGGAGCGAACCGACCCCCGTTGACTGGCGAGCTATTAACCCGTTTGATTTGCAACGCGAGTTTATGGCGAACGTGTTTGCCCCGTTAATGCTTACCAAATGGTTGCTCGATTTTGACATTTTGCCAACCTCGGGCCGCGTTATCTTTTTCACCGATTCCAGATTTCTTGGTAGTGGTTTTCTCGCGTATTACGCGGCTAAAGGGGCGTTAGTTAAGGCGGCCGACTGTTTTTTAAGTCAATTCCCCCGTTCGTTGTCTGTTAATTTCTTGGAGATTAGGGAACCCATTGATACGGCGGCCCAAGCCGCGACGATAGTAAAAGGATAGACCAAATGAATGATGATAAGTTGGTACAAAGAGCCGTTAAGAGTCTTCAGAATTTGCATATCAATTTTAGATATGAAAGTGGCGATGACCCGCATCCGTTAGATACTTGTCTTTGGGGTCGCGTAGCCCATATATTTGGTGTTGGCTCAACCCGAGCAATTGAGATGTGTAGACGTGCCGGCGTCGATCCTGAATACAGAGAGGAACCGGATGGCGGGTTTTGAACCGTAAAGGGGTTACAGGTGAAATTCATAGGTGTATTTCCCGCGAACCCGTTCAAAATGTTTACGGTTTCCGATAAACCTTGTGAGCAACTTGGACCATTAGCGGCGGTGTGTTCGGTTTGGTTACATAGGCGGGGCTCTGAGATTCTAAGATGCGAAGCTGAAAACAATCGTGTTGGGGATACCCTACAAAAAGTGGATTCCTTGAATACTTGGATTAAGGCCGGTGATTATCAACCCGGCGACATTTTGGAATTTACGGGGGTAAATGAACAATCGTCTGATATTCTGTTAATTGCATACGAGTGAACCCGGTTTCACAAGCCGATTTCTGTTGAACGTATTGACAATAGACGTTAAGCCCGCGATAATATGCCGGGTTTACCGTCTTTTTGCGTTGAGGGACTGTATGAGCGTTCCTACATTAGCCGAGACTTTGGGGCAACTTGACCAAACGCCCCCGGCCCCGAGTACGCCCGAGGAAAAGAAACGGGCCGAACTTTCTGACCTTAACGATGAGGAAAAGCGGGCTCAAGCGTATGCGTGGAAATTGCAGGGGCAATCAACCGAAGTAATTGCCCGAGCTTTTGGGATTGATTCTCGAACGATCCGCCGATGGTTCTTACGCACCGAAAGCGATTTTCGCGAACAGTTTGAGACGCAAACGGCCGCTAACATCATGTCCGAAAGCCTCTTGTTTCTCGGAAACATTGAGGAAATGGCAATGTATGAGGCCAATCAATCGGCCGGCGATGAACAAGAATACGACTTAAAATCGAGAAAGGTTAAGACCCCCAAAGAAGTCGAGCGAAACGCCAAACACATTACGGCTAAAATGCTAGTCGTCGCCCTAAAAGCTCGCGGGATGAAACTCGATTTGCTCTTGGAAACCGGTGTTTTACCCAAAGACCCCGGCCGGCTTTATCGGACGATGGAAAAAGAGGGAAACTTTGAACAAAGTGCCCACTCAAAATCTTCTCGTACGGCTGATCAAATCCGTGATGATATGTTAAAGCTCGCCGAAGAAACTAAGCTAGTGTAGGGGCGGGAAATGGTAAGACCAACCGGGGCCGACGTACTCAAAGACATTGAGGCCCGAGAACTTCAAATCGGCGAAAAGCTCTTGCAACTTCGCAAACATCGCCTCACGTTTGCGGTTGATTATCACATTAACACTCGCGGCGAAAAAATGGAGTTTGCGAATTATCCGCACATTCGCGAACTTTATAACTCGCTTGCCCGTGAAATCGTTTTGCAAGGTTCGGTCCAATGTTTTAAGAGTGAGTGGGCAGTTATTGACCATTTCGCGGCAGCTTATTCCGGCCTCTCCGTTTTCTACGTGTTGGCCAAGTATGAATCCCGCAACACGTATGTACAAAACCGGATCAATCGTTGTGTTGAGCAAGTGCCGGAATACAAAAAAATCATCGGCCGAGGATTCTTTGATAATATCGCCCTTAAGAGTTTCGGAACCGGCGTTGTAAAATACGTGGGTTCTAACGTGTTGAGTGATTTCAAGGAATTCCCGGCTGACATGATCATTATTGATGAGGTTGATGAGTGCGACCCGACAAACATTCAATTTGCCTTGGACCGTATGCGGGCCTCACAATATCAGTTTATTCGGCGGCTAGGTAACCCCAAGATTCGCGGTAAGGGGATAAATAAATTCTTCCTTATGTCGGATCAACGAGAATGGGAGGTACCTTGCAAACAATGCGACGAATACGCCGAAATGGATTGGTTTAAAACCGTTGTTTCCGAGGTGGTTGACCAACACGGCAACATAATTGATTACACGTTACGCGATACCGATTGGGCCATTGGATGCCGGCGAGACGTTAGAGCCATTTGTCCCGCGTGCGGGGGCGAACTTGACCGCACAAGCCAAGAGGGGCGTTGGGTTCCGAGAAATCCGGGGCACCCCGTACACGGTTATCATATCTCAATGTTATGTGCCCCTATTAACCCTATTTCCGGCATGTGGGATCGGTTTCAAAAGGCAATGAATGACCCCGGATTATTGAAGCAATTCTTTAATTCTGATTTGGGGTTGCCCTATTCATCGGCGGGCAACAAGGTAACAACAACCGTTTTGGATCGTTGCGTTGATGAAAGTTACGAGTTTGCTATACGCCCGAACGCGGGACACGTTAAGGCCGATTCGGACACCGGCCCGTGTTCAATGGGAATTGATGTAGGTGCTAATTTTGATGTGCGTATCTCGCGGCTTGGGGCACGCGGGCAGCGGCGAGCGGTTTACATTGGAAAAGTACGGGCGAGCAACATTGATGAGCTTTATGATTTGATCGACCGATACAACGTTGAGAAAGCCGTTATGGATGCCGGGCCTGAGTTGATGCTTGCCCAAGATTTCCAAGATACGGCTAATTGTGATGTTTGGTTGTGCCGGTATCATCCCAATGAAGGCAGCGACCGAAAACGCACATTCCAAATTCACGATCGGGTTGTTTCGATTGATCGAACCGAGGCCCTTGACCGATCCTATGCCCAAATCAAAAAGAAAAAGAACATCCTTCCTTTCAATTATCAATCAATTTTAGATGGGAAGTTTGTTACGGAAATTTGCGTACCCGTACGCCAGATTACCGAGGATGCCAAAGGTAACAGTCGGTACGAGTGGACAAAAGGCGTAGACCATTGCCGGCATTCGGACACGTACGATATGCTCGCGGCCGGGTTGTTGATGGACGTTACGATTGATGATGTTTCTATAGGATAAGCCATGCCATTTGCCGGATTTGAAGATTTCGCGGAGTGCGTAGCGGCTCAACAAAAACGGGATAAGGGCAAGGAATCCGCCCGGCGTATTTGCGGAGCCTTACAAGCTCAAGTTGAGAAAACCGCTATTGATTCCTCATCGGTGCCGAATTCCGTTGTTGTTCAAAATCGCGAGCTTGCGGCCCAAGGGCTTAACGCGATGGTCAAGAAACGCGGGATGGGCCGAGGCGTTTTGGATAGTGGGTTTTTGAGTGTTCGCGAAATAATTATCATGCGAAATAATCGTATGAGGATGTTGGCGATTCGGGGGTTTAATCTAGTAGCGAAAGCGGCCGGGTTAAACCTTAAAGAGTTTCGCGGAACAACGGGCCGGGGCGGTATCAATAACCATAAACACGTTATTGACCTTGACGACCTTGGGAACGGGCTTACCTCAACGAATGAGGGCCATAACCATAGGGTAATCAATTTCATTGTACAGCCCTCACCTAATGGACACGTTCACCCCTTGAGCCGATCTGACTTAAAAAGGGTTATGAGCAAGGCGGGCTTTACCGCATTGCGTGAAATGATTGGGTAAACCATGAGTGAGCAAGAACAAGCCGAGCTTGAGGCCGAGGCCGTCGAAAAGCTCAAGGATGATCCGGTTACGCCCGAGCAATCCGAGGCAACGTTGATTTCGGCGTTGGCCGATGCGGCGTATGAGACTTCCGAGGGCGATGAGCCCATAATTGAGGAAGTTTTCATAACGGATGAGGAAACTATTGCCACGGCCGAGGATTTGATTAAGGAATTCACCCGAAAATCAATGCGATGTTTTGATGAAAGCCGCATTGTTTCGGATGAGGCAACAAGCCGGGGCTCAAGTGCCCTTTCGTTTTTGCTGGCGGGTAAGGGTGACAAGGAAAAAGAGCTTACCCAAAAGACCGCACGCGGTACGCAACAATCGGTACGAGAACTTGGACGGGGTTCCATGGGTACCGATTTGGCGACAATCAAAGTCGTTGAGCCCCCATACCCGCCCGAGTTGCTCGCGGCGTTTCTTGAGGTTGACGAAACGCATTTTCGTTGTGTACGGACCAAAGTTACCGATGCGATAGGGCGAGAGTTTGAGCTAGTTCCCACGGTAACGGTTGATCCCGATGAGAAGGAAGAAAAAGCGGGCCGCCCAAAGGCCCAAACACCCGATCCAAGGCCCCCACTGGGCAGCCTCGCGGACCCGACGCGGATTCTTGACCGAGATACTTCCGGCGTTAATCAAGGCCCCGGTGAGGCCCTTAACGATAACCGAACGCTTGTTGAGAAAATTGCAAAGGCTGGCGTTTCGGCGGTAAGCAACATTCAAAGGGAACATACCCCAAAACGAACCGTCGTACCACAAGCCGAAGTTGACGCCGAGACTCAAGACATTGAAGATTTTATTGAGGATGCCAATGAGGTTCTCGGTTTTGAGGGCGTACTTGACCGAGCTTGTATGGATTATGAGGCGGTTGGGTGGGCAGCAATTGAAATTATCCGTTCGGCTGATTTCAAAATACGGCGGATTGCCCACGTACCCGCCCCCCGCGTGCGGGTGTTAAAAGGTTGGGCTGGATTCGTTGAGATTTTTGATAATACCGGGCTCAAGGGTAGCGTTGCGGGGGCTCATTTCCGATATTATCAACCGTTCGGGAGTAAGGTCGTAATGCGGGCCGACGATCCGACAACGGGCGAAACGGTAGCGTACAACCCAAAAGACCACGGCCCTCTTGACCCGGCAAAAGTTAAATGGAATCTTGTTGACCGCGAGACCGGCAAGCCAACCGAGGATATTTCTAGGGCGGCAAATGAAATCCTTTGGATTCCTAGGCATCACGCAAATACGATTTATTATGGGTTTACCGATGTTGTGCCGGCCTTGGGTTGGTTACTTGCCAACGTTCATATTCGCGATTATCTGCTTTCATTTTTTGAACACAACACGGTGCCCCGGTTCGCGGTAATCATCGAAGGGGCCAAGTTGAGCGAGCCGGTTAAGAAAGCGATTATGTCGTATTTCGGCACGCACGTTAAAGGCAAGGCTCACAAAACTTTGATTGTGCCGATTCCCGCGTTGCGAGGCGAGGTAAAGGTTAGGTTTGAAAAACTTGACGCGGACAACAAAGAGGGCAGTTTTCAGGATACGAAAAAGAACAACAGCCAAGGGATTATGACGGCTCATGGCGTAAGCCCGGCGATTATTGGTATTGCCGAATCGTCGGAATTAGGTTCGGGTAAGGGCTTGAGCCAAGCCGAAATTTACAAGGATAGGATTGTTACGCCAAGCCAACGCTATTGGGCTCGAAAACTTAACCGTATGTTTCGGCTCGGGCTTGGTACGACATTGGTTGCTATCAAGTTTAACCCGTTAGATATCCGAGACCGTAAAGCCGAACAAGAGGTTTTGACCGGGTATCTTAAAATGGGTGTTGCGACGATTAACGAAGTACGCAAGCGGGCGGGGCTTGGTAAGCCTGTTGAGGGCGGGGATAGGGCTTTCGTAATTGTCGGAAACCAAATTATGTTTGTTGACGAATTAACCGAGGCGATGGGTTCGGAATTGGAAGCCTTAACCGATGAACTTGAGCGTACGCAATCGGATATGGCGAACAAAGCCGCCGAGGAAAAGGGCCGCATGGCGGGTGAGCGGCAAGCGGCGGCAGTTAATCCCCCCAGTGTGAGCAATGGCAACGGAAATCCCTCAACTCCTAATAAAGCCAACGGTAAGCAACCGGCAGCGGCAAAGGCGGGTTCGTAGACTTAGCCGGTTGATTGTTGTTAAGGCGGCCTCAAGTGGAATTCGATTAAGACTTGAGCGAGACCTTGAGAACAAGTTACGGCGAATCATTCGCGAACTTTTCGCCGAATTACGGCAAAGCCTTTCCAGTAGATTCCTCCAAGGGATCGGCCGTCAAGCGAACCTGTTTAGGCGTACCGCACGCGGGCCCGCACGCACACGCACGCGGGCAGCCAATGAGCTTACGCGGGCCTTCATGGGCCCTTTACGCGATGTGTTGCTCGATACCGAGCAACTTGCCGCGTTTCGTTATTGGCTCGGCATATCTCAAATACGGGCGTATGAGTATGGGGCGGTAACCGCGTTGCGGGCGATGGGATTTGCGGCAACCTCGCGACGGGTTCAAGAGATTGAGAAACGCATTACGGTTTCAAAGGCGGCTGGCGATATCGTCTTTGAGTTGACCGATGCTGAGTTGATTAACGAGCTTGAGGGCCGGCCGATCGTAGTTGGGGCGGGCCTTGCCCCGGCCGTTGTTGAGGATGCCCGCAAGTTAATTCGGGATGAGTTGTTTTTGGGTAACGCCAGCACGGGTGAGGGCGGAATTTCCGATTTGATCTTGGCGGGCGGCCAAGTGCCGGAATACCGAGCGTTGCGGATTTCCCGAACCGAAACCCAATCCGCCTTTAATCAAGGATTTTACAAAGTCGAACAGCGTTCGGGAATCAAAAAACATTCATGGGTGACGGTGGGCGATAGGCGAGTAAGGCCAGAACACGCAATGAATGAGGATTCTGGCGATATTCCCATTGGCGATCCTTTTGCGTCGTTGCAAATCCATCCCGGCGATCCCGGCCCACTGGTTTTACACGTTAATTGTCGGTGTTCACTTCAACCAGATTTATCCGATCCCAATATTTTGCTTGACCCGTGGGCGGGCGATTCCGGGGCCAACCTTAAGACCGATCCGACATTACCGGGCATTCCTCCAAAAATCGGCAAAATCAGGACCGCATTGAATCAAGCCCAAGCGAGGGCACGGGCAGCGATCCGAGCCGAGGGCGAGGCAATAAAGGCCAGGAAACTAGCCGAAGCCGGGGCCCAAGCAGCGGCCAAGAAAAAGACCGTTCAAGAATCTAAGGCGGTTGCAAGTACCAAGAGTGAGTTTGAGGCGATTGTTAAAAGTATTGATGCCGATGATACATTTTTCAAGATTAGTCAACTTGGCGATAAGTTGAAAGGTTTGAGCAAGGCCGAGGCCCAAGAGCTTGCAAAACAACTAGGGTTTGTATCCAAGCAATCGTTTGCGACCAAGAAAAAAGCAATTCAAACCATTAC